CAGCCGGTCTTCCGGTTTGTCGATGCCGGCAAACGTGTCCAGATTCGCCGCCGAGAGCAAACCGGCGGCAGCCTTCTGTTGAATCTCGGGCGGCATCTTCAGAAGCCGTAGCCGGACATGGACCCAATGCGTCGTCTGCTTTAGCTCCTGGGCGGCTTGGCGAAGCGTGACCCCTTCGGGATAAAGCCGTTCTAAGGCGCGGGCCTCCTCCCAAATGTTCAAGTCCTTCCGCTGTAGGTTCTCGACGACGTTGAGCAGTTGGGCCTGATGGTCCGTCAGGTCGGAGATAACTACAGCGGGAATCTCCTTGGCCTTGAGAAACACCGTCATGGCCTTGAAGCGGCGGAACCCGGCGATCAGGCGGTAGTCGTAGCCGCGCTCGTTGGTCCACGGCTGGACGGTGACGGGATAGAGCAGCCGCCCCGCCTTCACGATGCTGTCGGCCAGGTCGCTTACCGATTGCAGTGTGAACTCGCCCCGGCAGTTGAAATCCGCATCGTAGTAGATGCGATCCACCGGCAGGGGATATGCCGAGTATTGCGGAAGCGGCTGAAGGTCCATCAGATGGGCAACTCAATCGTATTGGCAATCGGCTGGCTGTTCTTCCAGTCGAAGACGCCCACCGTGCCGTCGTGGGCGATGCAGACGAAGCTGTTTACACGCTCTGCCCAAGTGCCCGTGTTGTAGTGCCAGTCGCCGATGCGGCCCGGAAAGTGGGTGTGGCCGCAGACCACCACGTCGTAGCTATCAACTGGCTGAACGAGCAACTGGCGCAGGCGGCGGTTGATCGCAGTGAAGCGGTCGGGGTTGCCCCGCAGTCGGTCCCACAGGCTGACCAGCTTTTCCAGCCGGCCGACCGCCTTGTCTTCCACGGTGCGGTACTTGTCGAGCATCGGGCCGCCGTTCCGATCTTCGGCCAGCCCGGAGTAGATGGCGGTGATGCGGCCGAGGCCGGGCGTGTCGCCCGCGCAGTACGGGTCCGCGACGTGGCCGTGGGTGAAATAGAACTGCCGCCCGCCGATCACCTGCGAGAAGCTGTCCGTCATGCGGCGAAAGAACGGGTGGTTCAACCACTCGCGCTCGCCAAACGTGAAGTAACGCAGGTCGGCATCGTGGTTCCCAAGGACGTAGATGGCCTTCATCCGGTCCAGCCGGTCCAGGAGCCACACCCGCTTGGTAATGACTTTGCTGATGTTCGACTGCCACAACTCGAACAAATCGCCGCAGATCACCAGCCGGCCGTGGACGGCCTCCACCATGTCGAGGAAGGACAGCAATTCCTTCTCGTGAGTGCCGCAGGCGAAGTTGTCGCGCGGGCCGCCATCCCCAAGATGCAGATCGCTGATCGCGTAGAACGGATGGCCGCGCTTATCGTCCAAGTCTTCTTCGCAGCGGGCGTTCCAATCGTCGTCCCACTCCTCGGGCTGCTCGACCACGGGTTGATGCGGCAACATGACTACTCTCCTTCGATGGGCAGCGTCCCAAGCTCGGGACAGGTTGATTGACACTCACGGGCCAGCTTGTCGGCCTCCGCTTCCAACCCGCGGAGCACCTTGAGCGTGTCTTCCACAGCGACCATCAGACAGTCCACGTACACGTCCGTGGCCTGGTAGCACCGGCCCAGCCACATCTTCCACACGGCGAAATGCAGCAGCCCCTTCTCGTCCAGGTAGAAGGCACGGTGGGTGCAGGGAAACAGTTGCCAGAAATACCAGTACAGCTTGCTCAACATGGGTCTTCTCCTGCATAGCGGTGCCATAGTCGGTTCAAGGTCTCTTCCAAGCCATACAGCGAGTAGACCAGCGTGCGCGGATCACCGAACGCGAAGAGCAGTCGGTAGACGCACTGCGGCTCGCCCCGGACGCCGACGTAGCGGTTGCAGTGCGGCAAGACACGTTCGTGTCCGTCCGCGGGACCGAAGACGAAAAGAGCGCGATACTTCACCGTTGCTGGACCTCGCTCAAGACATCCAACCCATCGCCGAGGCAAAAGTGCAGTTCGTCATAGCTGGCCAGGACGATGTGTCCCAAGGGAAAGATGACCCGCGCCATGTCGCCGTCACGTTGGATCATTCCTTCGTTGACGTTCCACTTCTCGATGCACTCGCCGTCCCGGTGATGCTCGATGGTGCATGTGGTCATGGAAGCCTCGCAGGTTAAAGGTGCGCCGGCTTGCCCGTGCGTCGCGCGGTTCACGTGCGAAGCGGCCCGACATCTCTTCCGCCGTCCACCAAATAGCGATTGGGACCGTGCTTCTCGTTCTCGTGACGCAGCTTGACGTTCATGCGCCAGGTGATGCCGTGCTTCGGGTTGACGCCGTGGAGCCATTGCGACGGCTCGCGGTAGCCGGACAAGGCGTTGTAGGCGAAGGGATCGGTGCCGACCCACGAGCCGTTGACGAGTAGTTCGCCATCTACGTCGGACAATACGCTGGCTGCGTGGTGATGACCAACAACGAAGTAGCGACAGCGTTGGGCACCGGCAGCCGCGCCCAAGGCGATCAGACCCTTTTGCCTGCGGACCATTCCATACCACGGGATGCCCAGGTTTGAGCGAACGTCGTCCCCGTGCGACACGTTGAATCCGACGCCGTTGATGTTTACGTTCGCACTCCAAGCATCGGGAATTGTGAAGTGGACGTTCTCCATGCCGCGACAATGCAGCCTTGCCACTTCGCCGACCAGGTAATCCCAGTTGTCGTGGGCACCCAAGTAGTCTTTCTTGGGAGTGCGGCGGCCGTGATTGCCGGCCAGGTAGAGGATGTTCACCTGCTCGAAGTGCGCCGCCAGGTCGCGGTACATCAAGGCGTGCAACTGGCCGATGGCCAGGCAGTTCTTGAATTGATTGCGGTAATAGGACCGCTCGCACGCCCGGTGAATCTCGCCGCTGGTGTAGTCGCCGTAGGCCAAGACCCACAGAACCGGAAACGCGAACCTGGGGGCCAGCGTGTCATGGCACCATTCAACCACGGTGTCCACGTAGCGCTCGGCCCGGCAGCACGACACAGGGAAGCTGTAGTTTTCTAGGCCGCCCACTTCCTCTGGACGCACGACCTGATCGTGGTGGCCGTCCGAGAGGTGCATGACGACATGCTCGACGATCTCGGCCTTCCGGCGAAACTCCACGGCCTGGGGCAACGGCTCCAAGGGCTTGATGCGCTGGTCCATTTCCGCCGTGATGGCCTTGAACAATCCGGCGATCTTTGCTCCCGCTTTGACCTTCTGTCGCTCGCGGTTCCGCTCGTCCGTTAAGTGGACGACCTCGGCTTCCAGTTCCAGGATGCGTTTGTCCGTAGGGTCGTAGTCGGGAACGGCCTTGTGCTGGCCGCCCGCCCGCTTGGGCGCGGGCGGCTCGCCCGCCGGCCACTCCACGTCCTTGTGGACCCGGCCCGTGGCGATGTCCGACACGATGCTGCGGCTCACCTTGAACCGCTTGGCGATCTCGGGCTGCGTCACGCCTTCGACGATGGCGCGTTTGATCTTCTCAACCTTCTTCTTGGTCAACTTCATGGTGTCTCCGTATCGCCCTCGCCGGTTCAGGGTGTAAGAGAGGCCGGATGACGCTGCCCCATCGTCACCCGGCACATGCTGTCGGTCGCAGGAGGCAGAAAGAGGCGAGCGGACTAGCCCGCGCAGACTGAACGAGCGACCTTCTCGACCCATTGAATGGCGTCGTCGAAGTTGAAGGGCGGCTTGAAGCAAGGGGCAGCCATATCGGGAGCAACGCCGGTGGGATGGCTCTCAGGCGCAATACCCGCGTCTTCCACGGGCATGGCGTCGATTTCTTTCAGGGTCGGCATCTCGGCGTTGGGGTCGATGGCCCATTCGATCTTGCTGGCCTTCGCCCACTCGTGGATGCGCCGCACCGGGACGATGAAGTTGAAGCCTTGCAGTTTCATCACGCCCTGCGTGAGCATCCCGATGTAGACGCCATCGGCCTTGAGGTACATGCCGCCACCGGACGAACCGGGAAAGGCAACCGCCGTTACCTGGTCGAAGACCTTGACGTTGGCACCCTTCATCGGCAGCGTGCGGCCAGTCTGGCTGAGCACGCCCGTCGTGTAGCTGTTGGCTCCGAACTGGCCCAAGAGACTGCCGCAATGCGCCAATTCGACGCCGATGGGCGGGATGTAGCTGGCCTCAAGGTGGAACTTCGTGTTCGCGCTGAGGGGATAGGCGTTCTTGCAGCGAACCATCAGTAGGGCCAGGTCTTCTCCGTAGTCCGCATCGCTGACCTTGATGATTTTGCAGTCGTACTTCACCTCGCCTACCCGGCGGCCATTCTGTTGCCGTTCCTGGACGATCTCAGCGTCACGGTATTCGACCAGAACCTTCGAGGCTCCGGCCGGCGTAATCACGGTGCGCGTGGTGCGCAGGCCGTCAATGACGTGGGCGGCAGTCCATACAAAGGTGATGGTGTCATCACCGATCTTGCGGGTCACGAGATTACCGGAACCCTGGGCATTGCCGGCCTTGATGGTAACGCTCACGCTCTGCAAATCGTCGGGGACGCTGGCGACCGCGGGCGTGGCGGCCAGCGCGATCAGGGTCAGGATCAACAGCACGTACTTCATCGTTGCAGACTCCAAGGGGATTGATAGATGCTCTGAGATCAGCGTTCATGGGCCAGCGCCCGGTGACGAGCCAGCTATTCGTCCAGCACCTCCACTTCCACCATGCTCTCGTACTCCGGCTCGAAATAGCGCAGCAAGCGTTCGATGATGCAGTCCCGGAGGATTTCGCCGTTGACGACGGGACACACGACGGAAAGCTGCAATGCGGCGTCCGCGCTGGGATCGAACGGCTCCGTCTCGTCCCACACAACGTCCAATCCATAAAAAACGCCGTGCGCCAGGCGGTCGCGGACGGCCCCTGCGGTCGGAGTCCGCTTCCAGCAACCCTCGCTGAGCGTGATGTTGAAGCGCGTTCCGTTCACGTTGCGACCTCCTCGACGTGTACCTCGCCCTCGTCGCCGACATCCGTCCAATCCACGCCTTGGAGGATTTCGCCCATCGTCATTAGTTCAAGGCGGCGGTTGGCGCGAATCACGTCCAGCACGCGCTCGTCGCTCGGCAGATGAATCAGGTCCACGATGGTGCATCCCAGGTTCTCGTCCATGCCCTTGCGATGGATGCGGTCTTCCGACTGGACCCGATACTCGGGCTTCCACGAGTTGGACCAGTACACGGCCATGCGGGCTTCCACCAACGTCAGCGACATGCCGCCGGACTCTGGGTTGGCCACGAAGGCGACCTTGCCGTGGTCCATGTTGGCCCAGTAATCCAGCGGCTCTTCGCCCGCGACCATGACGCCCTCTACGCCGTCGCTCTTGGCGGCGAAGACTTGGAAGTTGCCTTGGTCGCACCGCACAACGTCCCACTTCTCCTTGAGGCACAGCTTGACGATGCGATCAACGGAACCCGTGAAGCCGGCGAACACGACGATGCGCCCGGTCTCTTCGTTCTCGTCCAGGAGCATCTTCAGGGCGGCGTCCTTCGGGCAGGGAAGTTCACGGGCCACACGAATGACTTTGGGGACTTGCTTCGCGCCGCCGCAGACAGGGCACGTCACGGTCTGCTTGACCAGCCGGGCGACCACCTCGGGCGGCAACATGCTGATGTTCTGATAGACCCGCTCTCGATCGTCGGGGTCCGACCATTCGCTCACGGTGCCGTCCGCGCAATGCGCACAGCGTGTCATCCCGTCCTGCTGCTCGCGGTACTGGAACCCGTCACTCAACTCGCGCAAGAGCGTCATGCCGGTGACGGCATTCGGCGCGGCGTTGGCGATCGCCTGGGCCACCCGCAGCGTGCTTGGATGCGGCTTGCAGACCACCTTGCGGTAACGCTTCTCGGGCAGGCTGAGGCAATCCTTCTTGTGCTTGACGACCACCAGCCCCTTGAGCCGTTCGTTGAGGTAAGCCACCTCGTTCTTGCTCGGCGTAAAGGCGTGGTACTCGTCGGGGTCCGCACATTCATCGTGCGGCCCCTCGTCGCAGGTCTCGCCGCACTCGGCGCATTTCCGCGGGTCGTCCTTCCAGCCGATCCGCTTCTTGAACGGATGACCGTCGTATTGCTGCTGGACCATGAAGGCCAGCCGCTCTTCCATTGCTCGGGGAGTGCCCTCTTTCAGGAAGCCCGGCCAGGCGATCTCGCACTGGCTCCACCAATCCACCGGCGTTTTGGGCGATGGCGTGCCCGACATCTCGATCACGTATCCGCCGAAGCCGTACTTGTCGCGGATCAGATCAGCGAGCTTCTGGCAGGCTTTCGAGCGTTGCGACGTGTGGTTCTTGCAACGACTCGATTCATCGGCGATGAAGCCGCGCGGCAAGGTCTGCGCGCCGTCCCACTCGTCGATCACGCGGACCAGGCCCTCGTAGGTGAAGAACTCGACCTGGATTCGCTCGAAAGGGAAGCCCCACAACTTCAATTCGCGCTTGATGTTCGGCAGACTCGTCTTCGGCCCGGCCCACCACCACAGGTCTACCCCGGACATCTCCATGACCATCTGGGCCGCCAGCGTCTTGCCCGTACCCATTTCGGCCCCGAAAATCTGGTAGTGGTAGGTCAGGCCCGCGTCAGCCATGTCGGCCTGGTGCGGCATGAACGTCTGCGGCACGCCGCCGCGCGTCAGCGGCCGGTACTGGTGCCGCACCAATGGCCGGTCGAACCAGGCGTAGACATCCTCGCCGCACAGAAAACCAAGCTGGAAACGGTTGCGCTGGCAGTCGTCAACGGACCAGATTTTGCGGGGCTCTTCCTCGTCGTAGCCGTGCCAACGGGAGCCGGTCATCGCCTTGATCTCGTCTTTAAGCGAGTAAGGCGATTTGAGGAAGTAGATGCGGCCGTCCGCGTATTCCAGCGTCGCGGACACGCGGTTCAGCGTGCCGCTGGACGTGCGGGTGGTCATTTTGATCTGTTCAATGGACATACGCTTCTCGCCAGATCATTTACAAGCGCTTGGCAGAGCGGTCGATGTTCACGCTCTCACAACGAAAGCCCCATCGCGCGTCGGATTCAGGGCGCTGATTCGCAGATTCGCGCTTTGGCGATTGCGCAATGGTGGGCGTCCAGCTCGATGCCGATGCACGGGCGTCCCAAGTTCCTCGCGGCCAAGAGCGTCGTGCCGCTGCCGGCGAACGGGTCCAAAATTACGCCACCGTTCGGGGTTGAGAGCAGCGTCACGAGGTATTCCATGAGCGCCAGGGGCTTAACCGTTGGATGGTCGTTGCCTAGCCCGCGCTCCTTCCGTGTCGCCTTGGCGCAGTAAAAGAACCGGCTTGCACCGCCGCTGTCGCCGTAGCTGACCTGAACGTCGCCCGCCTTGCCCATGCCGCCGTGATAGCCATTGCCGGACTTCGTGCGGACGCAGTTCGTGCCACTGGTGAGCGTGCCGGCCTGGGCGTCGAGAACGCTGGCGGCATCCTCGTCCAGCAGGAGATTCGCCGGCCACCGCCCGCACTGCGATCCGCCCACGGGCGAACGGTGCGTGCTGGCCCAGCCGGCATCCGTCAGGCTATCTCGGCGCGTCCGCACCGTGCTCTCGGTGCCGATGCGGCAGGCGTCGATATTCATGCCCGCCACGCCCCAGGTGAGGGCGTTGTGGGCAATCGTGCCGTCCAGCGGCTTCATCGCCAGGACGAGGGGTTCCCAGGCTGGCTTGAGCGCCATGGCCCAACCGGTCCACCGCGCGGCCTCGGGCGTTGCCGGAGCCGTGATGGCGCACTCGGCATCGGGGTTGTGCAGGTCGCCGTAGACTTCGTTGGTGCGGCCGTTGTCGGCCAAGGAATAGCCGGGGCGGCCCAGCTTCGTGCCAACGACTTCGCGCCTGGCCCCCTTGGACTTGTCGATCAGCTTGCCAATGTCGCCGCACTTGGGCATTCCCTGCCCATAAAGCCACATCAGGCAGTCCCGAATCTCCCAGCCGGCGTCTTCGATCGCGCAGGTCAGGCGGTGATAGGTCCGCGTGCCGCCGAAGGCCAGCATCATCGCGCCGGGCTTGCACACGCGAGCGATGGCCCGCCAATACTCCGGTCCCGGAACCTCGTGATCCCAACCCTTCTCCATGAACGAATACCCATAGGGAGGATCAGTACACACGAAGTCCACCGATGCCACGGGCAGCGTCGGCAGCACCGCGCGAAGATCGCCGCAGTACAAACGGAGGTTGTCGCGCTGGCAGAACGGGTCCATAGCGCCTATATGTCAAGATTGAAGTAGGGCGATACCAACATAAGCCCCGCGACGGCGCAGAATTGGAGTCACCTTCCCCGCTTGTCTTCCAAGAGCAGGAAGGTCTGATCCGGGGCGGGGCGGGTCTGGAAATCGCCCCAGACGTTCAAGCCGGCGGCGGTGAACAAGCCGTACAGCTTGTTGAAGCAGTGCCGCACCGGACATTCGGTGGTTTTGCTACAACCGGACACCACGGCATCCCGCCATTGGGCGAGCGTGCCCGTGACCACGGCGATCTGCACACCCCGCACAGTCGTTTCCGTCACTACAAACGGCATCCCCGCGCAACATTGGAGGATGTCGAGCATGTCCCGGTCGTCCGCCCCGATGAAGGCGCTGAACGAGACATGGGACAACAGGTGCGGCGGCAGCCCGGTGCCGGCCTTCGCATCGCGCAACGACGCGAGGCAGCTAAGGAACTTTTCCGCGTCGGACAATTCCCGCCGCGAAGCGTCGGCCGCCGCAGCCGGCGAGCGCCCCATGACCTTGTGGGTCAGGCCGATGAACGTGCGGAAGTCCACCGAGGGAACTTGAACGAGTACGGCGTCCGGGTTCATAGCGCGTTTCCGAGAAATGCCCGCTTGCTGGAATCCCCTGGCCATGCCGGGCGGAGGACAAGCGGAAAAGGAAGAGAACCGAGGGCGGTGGCTGTCACCGCCCTCGGCGAGACTCTGACGGGGCCAGTGGAAGGCAAGTCCGCCAGAGAGCATATCGCCCTAGCGGGCGCGGGCCGGCTTGGTCTCTTCGACCCGCTCGACGCCGTTGTCCTTCACAGTGAGGAACTTCTGCATCTCACGGACGATCACGTCCATGCTCGGCACCTTCGTGAAGGGCGTGGAGCACTTCACCACGACCGGAACGTGCCACGAACCGCGCTTGTTCTCGGCCAGCTTCACCTTCAAGGTGACAGGAAGCGGGCCGTGGGAGCGCAGGTCGCTCACGTCGTTCTTGGCCGCCGCCTTGGCGTCGATGTCGGCCTGCGTAAGCGGCAAGAAGGGGAACAGCTTCTTCGCTTCGATGCGATTGGACTTGTTGCCGCAGAAGAACTCCAGGAAGCGGCCGGTGGACCGCTCGTAGACGAGAAACGACGGGCCGTACTGGCAATGCGACTCGGGCTCGTTCGACTTGGCGGCGATCCGCTTGAACTCCGCCGATGCCATGTCGTAGGAAATCACGAGCGCTTCCGAGTCGGTCATGTCGATGGCTTTCGGCCGGCGGGCCAGCGGGATCACGTCCACGCTCGTGCCCAGGTCGATGATCTCCTCGTCGCTCTCGGGGATGCCGTAATGGCCGGGCGGGATCAACGCCTTGTTGATCGGCTTGCCCTTCGTGAAGAGTTGCTGCCGGCCGATGTAGTCGCCGCCCTTGGCCAGTTCGTTGTAGAGATCGTCGCCGCCGATCTGGGTGGAAGGAAGCTGGTCGAGGTTGACGGGAACCAAAGCAGTGTCGGACATGGGGAAACCTCTCTTGTTGCAGGTCACAG